CACCTACGCATCACTCACATACAGGGCTGAGAAGGAGAATTTGATCCAGCGACTACAGGAAGAGCTTGCCGAGCTTAAGGTAGCCGAGGACATGGGCCACAGTAATACAAAGACGACGAGAGGGTACATCCATAAGTCCTGAACTAAAATCTAAGATAGACACAGCAATTAAAGAGGCTGGCTCCATAAAGGGTGCAGCCGTATTGCTGGAGATGGGCTATAGCGGACTGAGAAGTTTGATTCACAAAGACCCTGAGCTAAGGGCTAAGCACACACGAAAGAAGGGAAGGAAGCAGGAGTCCAAAGATATAGATGAACCAGTGGCTCAGTCTATGGTTGAGCTAGGGAGGAAGCAGGGCATCAAGGCCTCTGAAGGTGAGGTTTTACTGCAAGACAGGCAGGTTGCCGAGGCCTTGAAGAAGGAGGATGAGAACCTAAAGGATGGACTGGTCAACATAGGGCTGTCCCCTCTGGCTGTGAAGAGTGCCGACGCCTTGCATAAGTTCCATAACACACACTTCACCAAGGCTGTGGAGATCATCGGCGGGGGCATGACCAAGACTTTTGTGGAGATAATGGCGTGTATAGATGATATTAATGAGCGACTAGAAGGGGGTGGTTTGACGTTGGAAGAAGAGCAAATGCTCCGGCAAGATAGATCAAGGCTGCTAGAGATACAGGGCCGTACCTATGATAGATCGCTTAAGGCAGCTATGACTCAGGCTGTTATCCAGCACAAGCTACAGGAAGGTGCGGCCAACGGGAACGCAGCAAGGGGTAAACCGGGATTCAGGCCGATAGTTAATGCCATTAAGATTGAGGCGGACAACGTGAAGGTATCATCAAATGAGTAGTGAAAAGGAGATAGATGCCTTTGTTTCGGCAATAGACAGGCCACCAGAGAAGCCGTCCGGTAACGCCGATGGTGATTGGTTTCCAGACCTGAACACCACTCAGTCTAAGATTTTTGAAGATTCCTGCAAGTTCCTTCTAGCCTACGGGGAGAAGGGTAGCGGCAAGACAATGGGACTACTATATAAGCTGGTACGACACTGCTATGAGAACGAGAACGCTCTAGCCCTGATTGTTTCCCCGTCGATTAGGACGGGTAAAGAGGGAGTGATGCACGACATGGAGGCTCTAGTCCTACCGAGGTGGAAGGAAGGCATGGGGCTTGAGTACACCAGTGCTAAGATGGACCCCAACACCAAGGACAGGCATCTGTGGATAGGCAATAGATTCAATGGATGGTCCAAGGTATTGCTTGTGTCCATACCTTACGCCGAGGCGGTAGAGCCTCGCATCAAGGGCATGTCCCCCTCATTCATCTACGTGGATGAGCTGACTAACTGTAACGGTAGGGAATACTTTACCTACCCAGCGGCCCAGCTAAATCGCCGCTCAAACATCAGGGGGCCACAGCAATACACTGCTAGTTGTAACCCTGAAGGCCCGTCGAATTGGGTCTATCGTGTATTTTTTGAGGATGTCTTGGACGAGGAGACGGGTGAGTCTGATCCAGACTTCGGAGTTTATCACGTCCCAATCTCCGAGAACACCCATCGCCTTCCTGAGACATACCTCAAAAGTTTGTATCAAATCCTGAAGAACGACCCTGTTGAACAGCGGAGGCTGATACATGGGGAGTGGGTAGATAGACCCTCAGGAGAGGCCCTGTTCAGGGAATACTACATGCCAGAAGTACACATGCGTGGCAACGCCTTATCAGGCAAGGGGCTGCTGCCAGTGAAAGGCCACCCTATAATTGTGGGATATGACTTGGGCCAAGTAAATTCAGCCGTCACCTTTCTTCAAAGCATCCCCACAAAAGACGGTGCTATATGGACAGTGTTTGATGAGGTGGACCACATTGGTGAGAAGATTCTCTACAAAAACCTAGTAAAAGAGATCATTGGCCGCATGGACTACTGGAATAGGAGGCTGGATCATAAGTTTAAGTTCCACCATATTACCGATGAGTCAGCCGTCAACCAGTGGCATCCGGGGGGCGAGGGAAGCTATGATGCTTGGGACGTGGAAAGGTATTCAGATGGTCGTATCAAATTGATTAGCTGCCCCAAGGGCAAGGGCAGTGTCGAGGCTAGGGTCAGACTACTTTGTAACAAGCTGGTGCAGGATGAGTTCTACGTTTCCGCCACCTGCCGGAATGCAACTGAGATGCTGCATCAGTTAACGGGCGACAAGAAAGATCCATCAAAGCCTAAGCGCTCACGTTATATACACAAGTTTGACAGCATTACCTACCCAATGTTCCGCATGGAACTATCGGGCAGGAATTACTTGAGTGTTCAGGAGGTAAGGCCCAATCTCATAAAGTGTGGCGTCGGTTAAGACCTATACCCTACTTTTAATATATTATGCAACTAAACGACAAACTATCACTGGACATCTCGGATGATACTGAGATGAAAGAATACCTTGCAACGAAATCATCTGGAGATGAGTGCAGTCTCACTGTCACCGTGTCCCTCGACGAGAACACTGGGGATCAGGCGGTGTTCTCTGTAAAGGATATAGAAATTAACTCTTACCGCGAGTCTGAAGAGGCTCCCGCTGATGATGAATCAGAAGAGCCATCCATGCCTGTAATGATGATTATGGGTTCCAAGTCCAAGAAAGGTGGCGGTTACTAATCTACACCCACTGGAAACAGGAGGATCTGTACGGCTTAAGCATTACTATGACCGCAGGGGAATCCCCGGCACATGGGATGCGGTGAGAGTGAGAAGACTATGCAAACTTTTGAGCCTATCAGAGCTGGAGCTTGGGGCTATGTTCTGCATACATCACAACCTTATGAAACGCTGGCTAAAGAAAGACAAGTTTCCACCCTACGTAGCGCTCCACTTCGCGCTACTAGAGAACTGGCTGGCTTGCGAGAGAATCACTAAACAGGACCCAACAGTTAAATTCCCATCATGATTGATTACGACATCCTAAAAGAGGCAGGCACTACAAACGACAGGCTCAGGGAGATACTAACGTGTGTAGATACTGAATGTGATGACTTTGAAAAACGTAAGAAGATTGAGGACACCATTGGTTCACGAATGTCGGAACACGTAACCTACTCCCTCAGAAACCATCAGCTATACAGTGCTGTAGATTTGGCTTGGGATTCCAGCCCTATTAATAAGTCTACGATGCCGTTGGTAATGTATGCCCAAAAACGTATCGACATGCAGGCCTGTGCTCAGGCACTGGACGGGGTGAAGTCCCTTAAGGAATACGCCAAGCGTGACGAGAGTGGGAAGATAGTTGACATAGACCTTCCCAAGTTCTTTGAGGTCAACGTCAACCTCATCAGGTCATTCATCACTAGAAGGCTGGCGGCTCAGGTAAATAAGTACAACAACCTCTATCCATTCTTCAGGTATGAGAGCCGAACCACTGGCCCTGTTGGGAAGTTAAGGGCTGATGCCCTCTCGCAACGCATGGATGTAATGGCTGACCAGTTTGATTACAGGCATTTCCAAACCCAAGCCATCAGGGATATGTTCCTGTATGGTCACTCCGTTGCCTTCCCGCGTGCATCATGGGAGAGGGAGGTTCAGTGGACCAAGGACCCAGTGGCTGAGGAGTTTAAGGTTGATGGTAGCTTTGAGGGTAAGATACCAAAAGTATCCAGAATAACTAAGGAAGGTATTGGGTGGATTTCTCCCCATCCTAGCCGATTGTTCTGGGACAACAGCCATTCCCTATCCTCATTAAACACAGACAGCGGATGTAGTTACTGCGGATTTTGGGATGTCGTTCGCTATGAAGAAATTTCCTCTAACCCAGCGTTCTTTAACCGAGATGTTGTCGGCTTCAGTGAAGCAAAGGATTCAATTTACACCACGTTTTCTGACTATTTTACACAGCATTATTCCAAGATTACCCCAGCCTCAACTATTGCCGATCCATCAGCGTACAATGATAGGGTGAATAATGTAGGAAGGTACTCAAGTAAAATGGCAGAGGCTTCAGTTATTGTTGGTGAGTATTACTGGAAGTGTGTGCCGAACGAGTGGGGTGTGGGTGATTATCCTTATCCTGTATGGGTACACTTGAAGGTTGCTGGAAATAACACAGTTATCTTTGCAGAGATCATGCCCAGCACGCCTGCTGCAGTATTCTCATTCAACGAGAATGACTCACGTATGCTCAACTTGTCAGTGGCTCATGAGCTAATGCCTTATCAGGACCAGATGACTAACCTGCTATCGCAGCTCCTTGAGACAGCGAAGGCGGACTTGTTTAGTGTTGGAATTATTAACTCGGACATCTTTCCTGACACTGATGAGGGGGTAAAACTTCTTGAAGAGTTCAGGAATACTATGGCCGGGAAAAACTTCTATGCCTCGACGCATGTGCTTGAGGCTAGTTTCCAGAAGCTCAGGGACTTGGGTATAGATCCCAAGTCAGACAACATATTCAAGATAGTACGAAGCTCACCAAGCACCGCCATCACAACCATCTTTCAGTCGATGCAGCATCTCCTATCCACCGCTGAGAGGTTGATGGCTTTGTCACCACAGGAACAAGGACAGCCCGCCCCTCGTGAAACATCGGCAACGGAAGTCACCATAATAAACAACACCACTGAGTCGGTATATAATTTCATTAGTGAGTCGATTGATGAGGCTAGGTCCTCGATGAAACGTATTTGCTATGAGGGCCTTGTTGCGAAGGGTAGCAAGGAGGTGTACCTGCCAGTGGTCAACAGGTACACGGACGACGTGATAGCAAGGGCTGGATTCCGTTTCAACCCCGATGAAGACGAGTCTTTAAGTTCAGTGGGGACACGTAGAACCATCATAGGCACTACGTCGAATCTTGTTCATGACTACATCTTTACCAGCAGGGATGGGTCTGAGCGTGCGTTGAACACCATGTCAGCCCAGAATCTTATTCAATTATTCCAAATCATTACGCAGTCCCAGATGCTACTGCCTAGTATCCCTAAGGATAAGCTCTTTGAGATTGTGAATGAAATATTTAGATTGCTTGGGGCCACAGACCTCAGGCTGCAGCCACCTCCCGGTGAGGAGGGGCAGAGTGTAATGGAAGGGGGAATGCCACCTGAAGCTATGCAACAGATAGCCCAGATGGTTCAACAGAACAGTGCAGATATCCAACAAATCGCTGGCGTCATCCAAGGACAAGGCGCAGCCCAACCACCACCACAACAACCCCCAATACAATGAGCGAAGAAGCAACTGTAGAAGAGCAATCCCCCGCAACAACTAACGATCAGGCAACCGAACAGGCTCCTGAAAGATTCGATGCCTCTAGGACTAGAGAGGCAACCGCACCACCGGATTCAGTGGACATCGACGACGAAGGCGGTCTTCAGGACATGATGGTTAAGCGCCTGTATGAAGACATGGGCCATATTGTTGATGATGAAAAGGCTAAGTCAGAGCCGGAGCCAGAACCAGAGGTGAAGGAGGAGCCGGAGCCAGAGGTGAAGGAGGAGGCAGAGCCTAAAGAGGAAAAGGTTGAGCGTCCGAGGACAACTGTTCAAGGGAAAGATGAGTTCGCCAAAGACTTCATGAGTTCTATCAGGGATGTGGTGCGTGATGAAGCCTC